AAAGACCCTGCCCGCGTTATTGGAGACGGACCTAGTTCAACCAAAGACCTGTACCTGGCCTATGAGGATTTATTGGCTTACGACAAGATGACGCCTGAGCAGAAAACAGCGTGGGCCAGCAACGAGTTTGGTAGAGGACGCAAGTTGCACGGCATGGACGAGGCGGAGGTCGGCAGGGGCTTTATGGGGGAAAACGTGCGGGCAGCCATTGAAAAGGGCGAGCCAATCTACGACGTCGGTTACATGGGCCGAGAGCTCAAGACGCTGTTCAACGCCGAGAACATCAACACCTATCTGTCAGGCCTGTCTCCCAGAGAACTTGCCAACATCCGGTTTGAAGACGCGGTACGAGGGGGCCTCAAGTTTGGGGACCGGGCCTCAGAATTTGAAAAAATACACGAACGCATTAGGGCGAACAAGCCCGTAGCCGACACAGTGTACTCAAACGGTGTGAGCGCTCCTTTACTGCAGTTTGGCGAGGGCTCAGGCCTTGATGGATTTGCTTGGAAGCGCATCGAAAAGCGCGAAGCCACCGTGCCTGAGGGGGCGTACGTAGGTCACTCTGTTGCAGGATATGAGCTGGGCGGCGTGGGGTACACATCCGACAAGCGCAACGGTTTCAACACTGGCAAGTGGCAAATATATACTCTACGTGACAACAGGAATAGGCCCGTCAACACAATTGAAGTGCGCATGGAAAATACGGGTCCGGTGGTCACGCAAATTAAGGGCAACGGCCGAGCCACAGGCAATACGGCCCCGGAGAAATACGACCAAGGAGTGCTGAGCTTCTTGCAAAACTACCTCAAGCCTATCAGCATTGCGGAGTCGGACACGTACCTCACCCCGCTGTTACAGTCCTATCGGGATCAGCTCAAGACCGCTCGGCCATAAGGAAAGCACATGCCAATCGACAAAGCACTTAACCGGGCGCCCGTTCTGGACGTCGTAGTGGGCCTACCAGAGCCTGAGATGGACATTGAGGTGGTCATCGACGAGGACGGAGGCGCCACGGTTGAGATCGGCGGGGACGAGGCCGACGAGGTCGACTTCTACGCCAACCTGGCAGAGGTCATTGACCCTGACGACCTGGGCAGAATTGCCCTTGACGTGAGCGCTTTGTTCGAGGCAGACAAGGGTTCGCGCTCCGATTGGGAGCAGATGTACGCCAAGGGCCTTGATCTGCTGGGCTTGCGCATGGAAGAGCGCACAAAACCCTTCCGCGGGGCCTCTGGCGTGGCCCATCCGATGCTCACCGAGGCCATCGTGCAGTTTCAGGCGCAGGCATTCAAGGAGCTTTTGCCCGCCGGCGGACCTGTTCGCAGCCAAATCGTGGGCAAAGAGACGGTGGAGAAGTACCAGCAGTCCACCCGCGTGCAGGACTTCATGAATTACCAGATCACAACGGTGATGGAGGAGTACACACCGGAGTTTGATCAGCTACTTTTCTACACCGGCTACGGCGGATCGACCTTCAAGAAGGTCTACTACGACTACCAACTGGGCCGGATGGTGTCAAAACTGTGTTTGGCCGACGACGTGTACATCCCGTACAACGGTTCGAGCGTCATGAGCCAGTGCGCGCGGATCACGCACCGCATTGCGATGGACTCCAACGACTTTCGCAAGCGCATTGTGGCCGGCGAATACCTCGATGTCAGGGTTGACACCGCCGCATCGCCTGCCGATCCCAGCCAAATCAAGGAAGCGGTCGACAAAGCGATCGGAGTGCAGCCCACGGACGACATCGGCGAGGTCTTTTTGCTGGAGATGATGGTCGATTTGGACATTCCAGGCTTTGAAGACAAGGACGAGAACGGGGAGCCCACCGGAATCAAGCTGCCGTACGTTGTCACGCTGGCCGAAGACACGTTGCGGGTTGTCGGAGTGCGCCGAAACTGGCGCGAAGAGTCGAAAAACAAGCAGCGCAAGAACTATTTTGTCCACTACGTGCTCGTGGAGGGCCCGGGCGCGTACGGATTGGGCTTTGTGCATCTCGTTGGGGGCCTTTCTAAGGGCGCAACGAGCGCCTTGCGCCAGTTGATCGACGCTGGCACGCTCGCAAACCTGCCGGCAGGCTTCAAAGCCAAGGGCGCGCGGATCGCGGACGACTCCACGCCCATCCAGCCGGGCGAATGGCGCGACATTGACGCTGGCGGCGCGGAACTTTCGGCCTCGCTCATGCCGCTGCCGTACAAGGAGCCCAGCCAAGTGCTCTTTAGCCTGCTTGGCTTCCTCGTGGACGCCGGAAAACGGCTCTCCAGTACCGCGGACATGCAAGTTGGCGACGGCAACCAATACGCACAGGTCGGAACGACCCTGGCGCTGCTCGAGCGCGGCTCCATGGTCATGTCCAGCATTCACAAGCGCATGCATTACGCGCAGACGCTGGAGTTCAGGCTGCTGTTTGAGGGCTTTGGCACCTTCTTGCCCGACGAGTACCCCTACGAGGTCCCTGGCGCGTCCCGGCGCGTCAAGAAATCGGACTTCAACGACATGGTGTCGGTGTTGCCGGTGGCCGATCCCAACATCTTCAGCACTGCGCAGCGCATTCAGCTTGCTCAGATGCAGTTGCAGCTCGCGCAAAGCGCCCCGAACATGCACAACATGTACGAGGCCTACTACCGCGTGTATGCGGCGCTCAACGTGCGCGACATCGACGGCATTTTGATGCCGCAGAACACGCAAAAGCCCAACGACCCGGCCTCAGAGAACGGCGACGTGCTCAACGGCATGCAGCTCAAGGCGTTTGCCGGCCAGCAGCACGACGCGCACATCGCAGCGCATCTGATGATGGGCCTGTCGCCTATCCTGCAGTCCAATCCGATGTCAGCCATGATGCTGCAGCGCCACATCCTTGACCACGTGCGCCTGAAGGCCGAAGAGGACGTCGAAGCCGAGCTCTTCAAGCTCTACGGGGTGGACCCGGACCGCATGATTTCTCTGATCCAGAAAGAAGGCATGGTTGCGCTCAAGATCGCGCAGTACATGAAAGAAGTTCGCGAGATGCAAGACGAGCTTGCTGGCGGTGGCGGCGAAGACCCGCTGATCGCGCTCAAGCAGCAGGAATTGCAGCAGCGTGCGCAGAACGACCAGGCAGATAACCAGATTGACCAGCAGCGCCTGGCACTGGATCAGCAACGGCTGCAGCAGAAGACGGCGCTCGACCAGCAGCGCCTGGCGTTGCAGATGAACAAGACCCAGCAACCACCTCAGGGAGTACGCAATGCCGCTTAAAAAGGGTTCAAGTCAGAAGACGATCAGCTCCAACATTGGCGAGATCGTGCGCGACTACAAGAAAGACGGGATGATTGGCACCAGCAAGCCAAAGAGCAAGGCTGCCGCTGTCAAACAGGCCGCGGCAATTGCCTACGACAAAGCAGGCAAGTCGCGCAAGATGGCCAAGGGCGGCGACGTCATCAAAAAGGCCAAGGGCGTGCAGGGCCCGTCGATGATTGTGAAGAAAAAGGACGGTAACCGTCCGGTGAAGATATACTGATCCTCACCAACGCCTTCAGTCGGGGCGCAAAACCGACTGCTTTTCATGGAAACGACCATGCTTGAATTTGCAGAAGCAGTCTTGAAAGAAATCAGAAAGCACCGTCAGCAGGCACACGAAATTGTGCTCAGTGGAGGTATTTCCGACATGGAGCGTTACCGCTTCATGATGGGCCGCCTTGAGGGTTTGAACCTGGTCGAAGAATCCGTGAGAGGCCTTTTGAAAAAGGTCAATGGGGACCAAGACGAGGATTTTTAACCCGAAAGGAGAGCCATGGAAGTCGAAACTGCACCGGTCGAAATGACCGCACTTGAGCGCAAATGGGCCGAACAGGCCGCGACCAAGGCACCCGCCTTGGACGATGCCTACACGGAGCTGGGGTTTGACCCCGAGAAGCTTCATGAGTCCGTTGTTGACACCATCCCCAAGCCCACCGGCTGGCGGATCGCCATCCTGCCTTACCGCGGCGCTGAAAAAACCAAAGGCGGCATTGTCCTGGCGGAGGAGACGCAGCGTAAAACGCAGCTTGCCACCGTGTGCGGATATGTCCTGAAGGTGGGTGACCTGGCGTACGCGGACGAGTCTAAATTTCCCTCCGGCCCCTGGTGCAAAGAAGGTGACTGGATCATCTTCGGTCGCTACGCGGGCGCGCGAATTCCAATCGACGGCGGGGAAATTCGCCTCATCAATGACGATGAGGTGCTTGGCGTGGTCAACGACCCTGAAGACATTCTGCACATGTAAAGGAGAGCAATATGGCGGATCAAATGGACTTGCAATTTAAGATTGGAGAGGACGAGCAGCCTGCTGCCGTCGAGATTAACGAAGAGGGGAAGGCGGAGCTGCTGGATCAGCCGCAGGACCCGGCGGTAGACACCTCTGGCGGCGCGGAACATCGCAGCGAGGTTGACGACTACAGCGAGAACGTCAAAAAGCGCATCGACAAGCTCACCGCCCGCCTGCGTGAGACCCAGCGGCGCGAGCAGGCCGCCTTGGACTATGCGCGCAACGTGCAAGCCCGGGCCCAACAGCTCGAGCAGCAGTACTTGAGCACCGATGGCCAGCGCGTTGCCGAGGCGCAAAGCCGCATCGAAACCCAGAACGTGGCCCTCAAGCAGATCATCCGCAAGGCCCGTGAAGAGGGAGACGTGGACACCGAGACTGAGGCCATGCAGCGCCTGGCCCAGTTGACCAATGAGCAGAGCACCATCCAGGCCCAGGCAGCTCAACGCGAGGCCTATCAGCAGCAACTTGCCGCTCAGCAGCAGGTGGCCCAGCAGCAGGCTCAACCGGCTGCGCAGGCTCCCCGCCAGATCGACCCCAGGGTCGAGGATTGGGCGGAACGCAACCCCTGGTATGGCCGAGATACAGCCATGACCCACGCTGCGTGGGGCATCCACAAACAACTTATTTCCGTCGAGGGATTTGACGCCAGCTCGGATGAGTATTATCATGAGCTCGATCGCAGGATTCGTGAAACCTTCCCACAGAAGTTTCAGCAGAATGCTGCGCCCAACCAAAACAGGCCACAGCGAAACGTGCAGGCTGTGGCACCTGCTTCCCGGTCATCCGGGGTATCAAATGCACGCCGCACTGTCAAATTGACGCCAAGTCAAGTTGCAATTGCCAAAAAGCTGGGCGTTCCGCTTGAGGAATACGCCAAGTACGTGAAGGAGTGAGATCATGAGCGACGTCAAAATACCAACTCTCAGCCGTACCCCGCGCGAGGCCGAATCTCGCGCAAAAAGTACGCGACGTAAGCCGTGGGCTCCGCCGTCTCGACTTGACGCACCGCCAGCTCCCCCTGGATACAAGCACCGTTGGATTCGGGCAGAGGCAGGTGGGGTAGAAGATCGTACCAATGTGGCTGGCAAAATCCGTGAGGGTTATGAGCTGGTCCGGGGCGATGAATACCCTGACTACCATGTGCCAACGATTGAAGACGGCCGACATGCTGGCGTGATCAGCGTGGGAGGTCTCTTGCTTGCACGCATCCCTGAGGAGACTGTTGCAGAGCGTAATGCGCATTACCGAGATCGTGCGAACGACCAATTGCAGGCTGCTGACAATGAACTGTTGAAAGCCAATGCTCATTCGAGCATGGTGATCACCAAGCCCACGCGCCAATCTCGCGTGTCGTTTGGTGGCGGTTCACGAGGCAGCTAATCAAACACTTTTTGTGAAGGAACCATCAAATGGCAAACGTCGATAAGCCCTTTGGTCTGCGTCCTCTCGGCAATCTGTCCGCTACTGGCTCTCAAAAACAGTACGGCTACGAAATTGCTGATAACCAGTCCGGGGCAATTTTTCAAGGCGACCTAGTCACCGTCTATGACGGTTACCTGGTCAAGTTCGCACCTGCGACCCACACCGCTGCTGTTGGTGTGTTCAATGGCTGCAACTACATTGACCCGACTTCGGGCAAACCCACCTGGAAGAACTACTACCCTGGTTCTGTCAACATCACCGCTGGCAAGATCATTGCCGACGTGATCGACGATCCCAGCCAGTTGTTCATCATCCAGGTCGATGAGTCCGTTGCCCAAACCCAAGTCGGCTTCAACGCTGACGTGGTTGGCACTGGCGGTAGCACCACCACTGGTGTGTCTTCCATGGAACTCGACTCGTCCACTATCGCAAAAACTGCAGCTTTGAACCTGAAAATCGTTGGCCTGTGGGAAGTCCCTGGCAACGAGTTTGGGACCAACGCCGTGGTGGTAGTGAAGATCAACGAACACCTGTACGGTAGTGCCGGTGTTGCAGGCCAAGGAGCTTAATCATGGCAATTTCCCGCGCACAACTGGTAAAGGAACTTGAGCCTGGCCTGAACGCTTTGTTTGGCCTGGAGTACAAGAACTACGAAAACGAGCACGAGCAGATTTACACCATGGAAACTTCGGACCGCGCGTTCGAGGAAGAAGTGATGGAATCTGGCTTCGGCGAAGCTCCTGTGAAGACTGAGGGCGCTGGCGTCGCTTACGACCAGGCGCAAGAGGTCTACACGGCTCGTTACACCCACGAGACCATCGCTCTGGCGTTCTCGCTGACCGAAGAAGCCGTGGAGGACAACCTCTACGACCGTTTGTCGGCCCGCTACACCAAGGCCCTGGCTCGCTCGATGGCTCAGACCAAGCAGATCAAGGCGGCCGCCGTCCTGAACGGCGCTTTCACCACCTCGATCGGCGGCGACGGCAAGCCTCTGTGTGCAACCGACCACCCCACCCTGGGCGGTCCGGACCTGCGCAACGAGCTGTCCACCCCTGCTGACCTGTCCGAGACCTCCCTGGAGCAAGCTCTGATCGACATCGCGGCGTTCACCGACGAGCGCGGCCTGAAGATCGCTGTCCAAGGCCTCAAGCTCATCATCCCGAAGGAGCTGATGTTCACTGCCGACCGTATCCTAAAGTCCACGCTTCGCGTTGGTACGGCCGACAACGACCTCAACGCCATCCGGAACATGGGCATGGTGCCGCAGGGCTACGCCGTGAACCACTTCCTGACCGATCCCGACGCGTTCTTCATCAAGACCGACGCGCCCAACGGCATGAAGGGCTTCACCCGTGTGGCGATCAAAACCGGCTTCGAGGGTGACTTCGATACCGGCAACGTCCGCTACAAGGCTCGCGAGCGCTACAGCTTCGGCTTCAGTGATCCGCGGGGCATCTTCGGCTCGCCTGGCGGCTGAAAAAGGGTTGGGGGTTCCCGGCCGAGAAAAAGGGGCTTCGGCCCCTTTTTCTTTTTGCGGACTTGGGTTATATTCAGGTCAAGTTCCGGGGTCATCTCGGCACGTCTGACAGTCCCGGCTGACGACATGCAGACAGACGTGCCTTAACTCGCATGTGAGGAAAGTCATGGCTGCTACACACTATTCAGGCCCGCTCCAGTATTCTGGTAAAGGCGCAACGGGCGCATGGGGCACCGATCTGACCACCGCCGTCGATACCGATGTCGTCGTCTACATGGACGACTTCACCGGAGTGGCGTTGGATTCCACCAACGACTGGACCGTGGTCAAGGATTCTGGAGCCTCGGCCGGTATTGGCGCGGACGTTGTCAACGGCGTCCTCGAACTGACCTCCACCGCCACGACCGACAACGATGGCGCGTCGGTTCAGGGCAACGAGGTCTTCAAGGCGCAGGCTGACAAGTCGCTTTGGTTTGAGACCAAGATCAAGTGCAACGACGCTGACCAGACCGACATTTGTGTGGGCCTGACGGTGAACTTTGCGACCAACCCAGAGAACATGCTGACCGCTGCCGATCGGATTTGCTTCCAGATCGACGACGGCAATGCGTCGATCCTGTGCAAGACCGAGTCTGGCGGCACTGAGACCTCCACGGAC